GAACTATTGGACGTTAGAACAATTTAACCAGTTCTATGAAGCATTAGCTACACAACAACAAAAGTTATTCTTTAAGCTACTGTTTTATTCTGGAGCACGTAAGGGAGAAATTAGAGCCCTCACATGGCGCGATATTAATTACGATGATGATTTCATACATATTAACAAAACAGACTATCACGGTGAAGTGACAGCCCCTAAAACAAAAGCAGCAATACGTGATATATATTTACCTGTTCATATGATGAATGATATCAAAGAATATTTAAAATGGTACAAAGAAAACAATGTATATAAAGATGACTATGTATTATTCGGTACATTCTTCAAAGCTTAAAGCGAATCAACTATAGATCGTTTGTTTACCACTGCATTAAAAACATTAGATGAACAACTGCCAGACGGTCAGAAGTTCTCTAGAATCGTTATACATGAATTAAGACATAGCCATGCGTCTATGTTAGTCAATCACGGTGCAAGTATCATGGTGATAGCTCAAGGTTTAGGCCATGCAAATAGCAACGAAGTATATAACAGATATGGCCATTTATATCCCAGTACACAAAAAGAAATAGTAAAATACTTATAAGGGAGATTATATATGAAAATATTTAATTGGAATATTATTAATGAAACTAGTTTCGATATTACTTGTGACTACTTTTCAAAAGATATAATCATTGTTGATAAAGCAACAAATAGACAACTCGTATACTTTAAGTACAATATTAAGGAAGATATTTATACTGAAGATGAAAAGGTTCATAAAGTAATTACACAAATTAATACTATGGATAAATCAATCACGATTTATGATAATATTGCGTCCTAATTATAGGACGCTTTTTATGTGCTGGGGCATATCTGGGGCAACGAAAATAAAAAGCCCACAACCACATGGGTTACAGGCTATATAATGGAGACGGCGGGAGTTCATTATACCGTTCATCTATACATTTAAATATCGCTATAAGTATTGTCATATCAACGTTTACATTGCCCTGCTATGTTAGTGTAAAATGTTAAAATTGGAAAAACAACATATTTTTGGGGCAACATATACGCATTCACTCCCGTATGCGTTAGATACTTATTAAAAAGTATTAACAGATGATGCAATGCCACCGATATTAGTTGCACTTCTTATTTTAGTCTCATGTGTTTCATTAAATACTGAATCATACGCCTTTGTCACGATTAATATATTACCAGCTGATTCATTTTCGTCAATTTTTATAATAACTCTTTTATTATTTTAACGAATTTTTCATTATCTTTATGCTATTTATCATTTAATTCATCATTAAATTTTTCCAGTTTATCCTCAAAATTATGTTCCTTTAAGAAATTATAATAGCGTTTTTTATCATTGCTTTCTGAACATTCTCTATCCTTAGGATCAAATTGATGTTTGCATAGAAAAACTTTTTCTATTGTATCCTTATTATCTATAAATATTTTTTCAATATATGGTTTGTCTACATCAGATAATGAAAACCCCCAAAAATATATTTCTTTTATATTTTTATAATTCACTAATCCTTCATTTATTATATCGTTCACTGGCTTTTCAAAAATTTTGGAAGCATCATTTACAATTTCATCTAAACCCCGCTTAAACTTTGAGGAAAAGCTATTGTCTTCTTCTAATTTTCTCATTCCAAATATATAAGGTCTACTCAATGATTTTCTTAAATGTATTTGATTAATATTCTCTATATTTATATTATATTTTTCTTGAAGCACACTAGTATAGTTAAATGATAAATAATAATTTTCATTACTAATTTTCTTTGATTTTCCATTAATTTCTAATTTGATTTTAGATACCCATTTACTAAATTGTTTGGTGATTTCATCAACAATTTTATTATTATTATTTTCTATATTGCTATTATTAATTTGACTTAGTAATTTTATAGGATCATCAATGTAATTAATATTGTATTTCGCAAAATTAATAAATCTTAAAATTTCTTCAAAATCACTCCATTCATTAGATGTATTATGGGGGTTATGCTTATTATATTTTTTTTCAGCTTCGTTAATGATTTCAAATAATTTCAAATCATTTTTTTTACTTCATTCTTAAAATTTTGAAAACTCGTATTTAAACCATGCTTTATATCAAAACCATTACCAATTACGAATAGCCTTGTCATATTCTTCACCATCGCTTTTTTGTTTTTAATTATGTATGTATTTAGTAGTAAAAAGCAATAGTTATTTTATTCCGAATCATTCTCTGACATTTACTCTATGCTACATTAAGAAACTAATTAATTTATACTCTGTTGTTAATACGTTTCTGTACCTTGATGAAATAATAACTTCCAATCATTTTTATAGTATTTCCAAATAGAACTTCGGTTAGTTATAGTATTATTTGTTGTATTAAACAAAGTATATGTACATAATATACAATCTTCAGACAATATGTATTCTTCAAAATCACTAATCCTATAGTCATCTTCATCTAGTTGTGCTTGCTTTATATCAGTTTTATAAAAGACTTTTCCTGATTGTCCAAATTCTTTAAAATCAGGGTGCAAAACATCCAGTATTTTACCATTAGATCTATTTTCTCTTTTTAGATGCAACCATTCATATTCAATCATTTCACATCTTTCTTTTTGAAAATATTTTATATACTTTAAATATTCTAACCATAATTAAGAGATTTATCTATTCTGACATTCGCTCTGTGTTGCATCGAGAAATGCATTTGCGTATAGTTATTCGTTTGATGCATGAGAATTCATATATCTTAAAATTACTATTATCGATTATTTGTATAACTATAACATTTTCTTATTTTTTAACAATAAGTATCAGTAGTACAATATAATTTAAAAGATATATTACATGAAATTTTTTTAGGAGGATAAATGATGAAAAAATTATTGGCATTAACATTATCAAGTACATTAATATTGGGAGCATGCAGCATTGGTACCAACCAAGATAATAAAGAAGATGATGACAAAAATAGCAAACATAAGTCAGAAAATAAGCAAACAAAATCAAACGACACTAAAAATAACGATAACCAACAGCCACAGACAGATACACAAAACTCGCAGTCACAACAAAGAGAACACCAACTAGGACAAAAGAAAAATCAGATTTCCGGACAAAAAGCTAAAGAAATTGTAAAAAAACAAATTGGTGGTTATAAAGGTACTGGTATAGATGGTGTCATCAAGGAAGACAATTCAACTTATACAGTTAAAACCACAGGAGGGTCTGAACTTGGCCCTGCTGTATCTACAGCATGGGTAGTGGATAAAAAAACAGGAGAAATAATCAAAACTTATGATGTTTCAACTCCACAACAAAAAGCGCAATATCAAAAGAAAAATGAAGAAATGAGGAAAAAAGTAAAAGAATTTGATAAAATGCATGAACAAACTAAAAAACAAAATAATTCAGGACAAGACAGTCAACAAAATGAAGAAGAGGCTTCACAAGAAAATACTGAAAACGTAGAAAATCAATAAACAGAATACTTATTTTAAGGTGAATCTTTTTTAGTTATGAATATGAGTAGGCACAACTACCCTAATTATTTTTTAGGATAAATCTTGTAGTTCAATTTAACATTTTATATAGTTATTATCCTTTCGAATTCATGACATTTTCACACAAAAACCCCTTAAGCTTATGCCTACGGGGTTTTCAGATACAATTTCTATTATTGTTCTTCTTTTATATAGATGTATTTTATATCATTTCATTCACTATCAAAATACCTTTATGTCAATGATTATAGGCGTATGTTTCCAATAAACATACTCACACACTTGCCCTTATCATCAAAATTATGCCCTTTTTTGCCCTTAAAAAGTAATGTATAAATTATAAAAATAACTAATAACACTATTCATAACACATTCAAAAGTATTTTTACATATATAATGCTGGTTTGAAATTAATTGTTATTCCTATCTTTGTTGTATCTGGAGTGTAAATAAATTAATAAAATACCTATTAATATAAAAATCAAGTGTCCAATTATACTTATGATTTTAGATCGGTATAAATTTAAACTATTGAAAACGATGGGCTGTAATACAATTAAAATTAAAAGATATAAACCTAATTTAAGTGAAGTAAAATATTTTGCCATATTCACACACCTATTCATCATTTTTACTGTTATAGATAATGAAACTAATACTTAAAAATAATTCGTGAATTTAATATTACTTTTAAAGACAAGCATTTAGCCATATACACACTCACTTAATTTTTTCACAAATTCTCATTTATACTTTAACATACATAGTTACATAAACTCATTCCTCACTGCAACACAGGGCGTTTCTCAGCGTAAAAAAACGCCACTATATTAGTGACGTTTCTTTAGTTATATTTTATTGAATTGTTCGCATGCGTTTATAATTATTTTTCATTATTCACAGAGAGGTTTAGTGAGAAGAGATAAATAATTAAAGTTATTTTTATAAATATATAAATGGAAATTATAGGTAAAATCAACGAAATATAATAAGTAAATAACTTAATCCAATAATTCGTACCTTCAAAATTAAAATAATGCATAACTAGAAATAAGCTTAAATAAACTATAATAGTAATTAATGAAATAACAATATAAGATATACAAAATGTTATTATATTTTTGAAAAGTTTCTTAGCCTTACTTTTATATTTTTCAATATTCCCAGCCATAAAAGTTAGAGAAGATAGAGTAAAACCAATAGTAATTGAATAATAAGTTAACAAAAGAGGAACAAATTTTTTTAGAACATCTAAATTAGAATCAAGTTTATATTTTATAATTTCACAAACGAAGCAAAAAATAATTGCTAATAATATAATAAGTATACATAAATCTAATTTTTTAAATCCTTTTTTTAAATCTTTTAAAAAATTGCATGTATAAAGAAAGCGTGTTTTCTTTGTTTTAGAACTAGTATTATCTAAATTGTTTGTTCTTCTACTCATAATTAACACTCCGTCCCTCTATAATTTTACCCCTTTAATCTCTTTATATTGAGAGTTGTCAACATCCAATTGATCCTCTTCTTCAATAACTCTTTGAATATTTTGAAATAATTGTTGTTCTTTCGGAAAACCTTTTACATCAACTTCGTTTTTTACATAAAAGTCTCTAGTTGTTGAATCTTCAGTAATTTTTTTAGGATAATTATTACTTACATTTCCTTCCACAGCGATATCTTCATATTTTTTACTTTTTGCTAAATATTCAATAAAATTTTTTAATTCATTAGTAAGTTTCTTATTTTTAAATTTAGTAAGTTTAATCTCTGTCTGATATTCTCCAACATTATTTTTATCTAAATTTTGTTTCAAATCATCAAAAATATTATTATCTTTTTCATCTTCAATTATTGTTTTTGAAGGATTAATTTTAATACTTTTGACTGTTGTTAACTTACTAATCTTTTCAAGAAATGGTAAAGGTTCTAATAACTCTATCATATAAAGCTTATTATTGTTTTCATCTATAAATGCATTAGGATTTTCTTCGTTGAATTTATTTATATATTTCATTCTTTTAGGTTTTTTTATAAAAAAGTAATTTCTTAATCTTTCAAAATTGATAACGTATAACTCATCATTAACAATATAAAAATATCCACTCTTTTTATCAATTAAAAAACTGACTTTATTTTTAATAGCATCATCTTTCTCGTTTTGTCTTGTTACTTTAAATTCAGTAATATTTAAATTATCTGATATAAAGCCATGCTTTAAAGAAATAAAATTTCCAACTGCGAAATCGTCGCTAAAATCTTCATTATAATTTTCAATATAAAAACTTTCAGTTTTTTTATAAGTTTTAAGTCTGTCTTTTTCACTTAATTTCATTTTTTCTTTAATACAATAATTAAATCTATTAAAGTCAAAGAAATCTCCTACATGAGCAATATTTTTTTCATCTTTCTCAAACTCAATAGGAGTAGTAATCTTAATGATTTTAATTTTAATATCTTTATTCACTTTCCCCTTAACCTCTTTCTTGTGTAGTTTTTTTACATTATATATTTAAATCTACAAAATAAAAAGGTTTTATATTAAAAAAAGCAACTAATATCGGGGAATGATATCAGTTGCAACTACACAATATCATTATACTATATTTTAGTACCTAGTACTAATAAATTTAATCTTATTCCTAAAATCTGCATATATTATCATGTGGGAATCTACATTGGGATATTACTTACCCAAATTTCCTAAATCCTTAACATTCTTTTCATCATCTTCACCAATATTATCAATAAACACTGGTGTAGCTACATTTAAGTCTACCTTTTCTGTAAATAAGCTATGGTATCTACCGAGTAAATCGCGAGCTTTCATGCGATCACTAGGCTTGATAGGTACTTCAACAGTTTCCACATGCTCATTATATACGAGGTTCATTCTTCCACTGTCTGGGTTTCGTTCAAAAGTACCTTTCTTTACTACAGCTTCTTTAGTTTCAGTTTCGTCGCCTACTGCTGCTTGAGTTAATAAATACAGTAACTCTTTGGCTGATAAAATAGTATCGTCCATAATCTCGTCTTTCTTACTTTTAATGTATTCGTCCACTTTCTCTTTTCGTAGTAATCGACTACCAGTTACATGTGCACTATTCGGGCTATATCCTGCCTTTATAGCGCTTTGAGTAACGTTGAGTGTCTTTATATACTCATTCGCAAAACGTTCTTGTTTTGGCGTTAATTTGTCCATATCATCACTCCTTATAACTAGAATGAGCCTACCCATTTAAGGATAGGCAAATTGTTTAATTATCTTCTATTATTACTTTGTTTCACTTCATTAATCGCATTTTTATAACGTTCAGTAAGTTGTTTAATTTCAACGCCACCATACTGTTCATTCTTAGTAATAACTACACCAGTTTTAGCCATTCCAGTTTGGTTAATGACACTATACTCAAACATTAAGTTATTGTATTCTTCGTTTGTAGTGTATGGATATAAAACACCTTGTTTTAATTCTTCGAGTTTAAATGCAACTTGACGTTGTTGTGATTCGTTTAATTGATTGTCATACTTTTGTTGCAACAAACTTAATTCATAAATGTCAGTGTTCGTTACATCTTTACTATTGATGTAGTCTACAATCTCATTATCGTTATAGAATGATAATCTAGCTTCTAAATTCTGACGTTTAATGATTTCAGTTTGTGGATCTTTAACATTATCTTGTTGACTTTCTTTCTCAATCTCATTACAGCGTTGCTCTATTTCATTTAATCTATCTGTAGCAAACTGTTTAAATTTATTTTCGAGTTCAGTAACTTTGGGCTTTTGTTGTTCGTCTATTGCCTCTAAACGATAGCCTTGCTTGTATAAACGTTTAGTATCTTCAATTAATTTATTTACTTCATCTAATAAATCTTTATACTTTCTGCTATCGAATAATACACTCCATACGTCTTGCGATGTACCTTGATAAGTAGTTGTTGTCATAATACATACCTCTTTCTTTTTAATTTGCTTTTAAAAGCTTTTCTTGTCTTGCTCGTTTCATACGCGCTTTAATTCTTTCTTTTCGCGCCTTACCTTCTGCCCTACGTCGCTCTTTATCAGCTTTAATTTCTTCTTGTATAGCAGTATTTCTATTATTCTTGTCCTTACTATCTATGTTACTTATATCCTCACATATGCGTAATATAAGGCTCTCATCAGCTAATATGTCATCTCTTTGATATCTCTTTATCTGACGTTGTTCACTATCACTATAGTTAGATAGTATAATGTTAAACTTCTTTAAATCATGATTAGATTTATGCTTAAATTTCTCTAGCTTCTCACGTTCTTCAATAATACTTAATGCCAAATCTTCAATGTGATTTGATTCATAGGACAACTGCATAGTGTATGGATCAATAAACATTCTTGGATAATGTAAAGCGTACATATCTTCAATGTGTTGTTCCCATTTATCAAACTCACTTTTTAAGAATGTAGCATTGTACTTTGTTTTGAGTTGAATAACAGCATATCTTTGTTCTACTCCCAAATGCTACACCTCTTATAATTTAATACGTTTTAAAGCCTCATAACGTTTCATACTACCGTCTGCTAATCTTTTAATACTTTGCATTGCTTGTTGTTTTTCTTCATCAGTAGTGATGATGTAATAACCACGTTCATGTTTTTTATAGCTACATCCTATAGGATAACTATAATCATCAATCAATTTGCTTATAGCATTTCTTAACCATCTTTCATTAGATGAATTATACTCGTACCCCATTAAGTTAAGTATCTTGGACTTAGTTATATACTTATCTGTTGAGTTCTGAATAGTATCAAAAATTCTTAAATATTCGTTTG